GTGAAGGCGATTTCTATCTACAAGACGAGATGAAAAATCCTAGTCCGGGATCAACAGGACCACACATACATTTAGAACTAACAAACCCAAACAGATTCAGCGAACAATTTCAAAGAAGTGTTGATTCTTTAAGATCGAATCAAAATTCATCACAAAGCTCAAATGGTTCTAACCAAACTAGCAGCGTCAGCGGAGTATCTTCCACTGCCAGTTCCAATGTGTTGCAGTCGCCTGCAGTGGTAAATAGTAGTAATAGCCCAAATACAGATACTATACTGTCTCTATCACAAGTGATGGGTGATGTAGCCACTGAAATTAGGACTATGAGAATATCTATACAAAATTTAGAAACTACAATGGAAAGAGCTGTTTCATAAAAGGATTATTTAATGAGCTGGAAAAAATATTTCACACCAGTGAAAACTGGAAATTCTGGTACGATGAGTCCTATGACTAATACTGGAAATTCTTACAATGCTTTTAGAAGCAACTATAGTAGCTTTTTGCCTGATGTTTATAGTGGTCATCCTAATAGATTAGAAAGATATCAACAATACAATACCATGGATGCAGACAGCGAAGTTAACGCTGCCCTAGACATTCTAGCTGAATTTTGTACACAAAAAAATAAAGATAATGGTACCTGTTTTGAAATAAGATACAATGAACAGGCTACTAATACCGAAGTTAAAATTTTAAAAAAATCTTTACAACAATGGTACAAATTAAATCAATTCGATGTTAGAATTTTTAAGACAATCAGAAATTTATTTAAATTTGGTGATGCTTTCTTTGTTAGAGATCCAGAAACTCAAAAATGGGTTTACATTGATCCTAGCAAAGTAGATAAAATTATTGTAAATGAAAGTGAAGGTAAAGAACCTGAACAATATGTTATCCGTGATTTAAACATTAATTTACAAAATGGTCGGTGGATATCCACAACTAACTGGCAGCAGATTCAGTAATAGCCAAGATCAAGTAGCTATAGATGCTAATCATGTTGTACATTTAAGTTTAAGTGAAGGATTAGACAGTAATTTTCCTTTTGGAAATAGCCTGTTAGAGATGTGTTTTAAAGTTTACAAGCAAAAAGAGTTACTTGAAGACGCTATTATTATATATCGTGTAATGAGAGCCCCTGAACGTAGGGTTTTTTACGTTGACGTTGGAAATATGCCTAGTCATTTGGCTATGAGTTTCGTAGAAAGAGTTAAAAATGAAGTCAATCAACGTAGAATTCCTAGTGTTACAGGTGGTGGACAAAGCGTTATAGATAGTGGTTTTAACCCATTATCTATCAATGAAGATTACTTTTTCCCACAAACTGCAGAAGGTCGAGGCAGTAAAGTTGAAGTACTTCCTGGAGGTTCAAATCTAGGTGAAATTGAAGATTTACGCTTCTTTACAAACAAATTGTTTAGAGCGTTACGCATACCAAGTAGCTATTTGCCCACAGGACCAGATGATTCAAACGCTAGTTTCACTGATGGAAGAGTAGGGACTGCATATATACAAGAGTTAAGATTCAATAATTATTGTGAAAGATTACAAAGTATTTTCACTGAAACATTTGATTTAGAATTCAAATTATACTTGAAAAGTAATGGAATCAATATTGATCCCAATATTTTTGATCTAAGATTCAACCCACCACAGAACTTTGCTGCTTATAGACAAACTGAACTCGATGGACAACGTGTAAGTACTTTCCAAGCAGTTGCAGAGATTCCATATATGAGTAAACGATTTGCTCTAAAACGTTTCTTAGGTTTAAGTGCAGAAGAAATGCAAGAGAACGAAATGTTATGGAGACAAGAAAATATTGTGGGAGATACAGGTTCAGCTCAAGCTCCTGGACAGGAAATGAGAGGAATTGGTATAACTCCAGGCGGATTACAGCAGGATATGGATTCATTAGAAAGTAATGAAATGAATCCAGAAGAACTACCACCAGGTATGGAAGAGCAGCAAACCACTGGCTCTACCCCAGAAACACCGCCGGCACAATAAATAGTATTACTATGTTTTTAAAAGAATTCTTTTATTTTAATAAAGATTATAAGAAAGATGATGATCTTGACGGTGATATTATCGAAGATAAACGATATAATCCTGAAGATGATAAGGATGTTCTACGATTGTCAGATACTAGAAAGACAGTTCAACAATCATAAATAAACGTCTAAAAAAATTTGACTTTTTAGACAAAAAGACGTCTTTTTGACGTATTTCTGCTATAAAAATTATCTACGCTGTAAATATACTCGACAGCCTTGCCTAATTATAAGGAGACCTTGCAATGCAATCAAAATTTGAACAATTACTAGACTATCTAGTTAATGAAGAAACTGACAAAGCCAACGAGCTTTTCCACGAAATTGTAGTGGAGAAAAGCCGACAGATTTATGAAAATCTTCTAGATGAAGAAAATGAAGGACAAGAAGTTGAAGAAGCCAATGATACTGATGAGGATGATTCAGCTGTTGAAGAAAATTTTGAAGAAGAGAGCGTTTATGAAATCGGTGGTGACGAAACTGATGATTTCGTAAATGATGTAAGTGGTATGGGTGACGAAGAAATGCCCGTAGATGGTGAAGATGGTGAAGATGGTGAAGAAGGTGGCATGGAAGATGACATTTACGACATCAAAAACGACCTAGAAGAACTCAAAGCTGAAATTGAGAAATTAGTTGCAGCTACACCAGGTGCAGACTCTCAGGGTGAAGAAGATGAAATGAAAGTTTCTGAAGAAGACGATGTTCTAAGAGAATATGTTGATAAAGTAGCAGCTCCTAGCAACACTTCAGAAAAAAGCAGCAGCCCTGTAGCAGGTAAAAATGATATGGGCGGCGTAGCAGTAAAGACTGGTAGTGGATCACCAGAAGCAGGCGGCAAAGTTACAGCCCCAAAAGAAGACAATGCCGGTAACGGTAATGTCCCAGGTGGCAAGATGGGAATCAAAAATCTAAGCAAAGTATCCGGTGGACATGGCGCTGAGAAGAAAGGTTCCGGAGACGGCGCTAGCGGCAAAAGCAGCGTAATTGGTAGTTAATTTAGGAACGATCGATGAGCCTTATTTTACGTGAAAACTTATCATTTGACCAAGCTCGATGCATAGTTGAGTCTGATGATGCAGATGGTAAGACCCTTTATATGAAGGGAATTTGCATTCAAGGCGGAATCCGAAACGCGAATCAACGAGTATACCCTGTTGATCAAATTGGCAATGCTGTCAAAACATTAGTCGATCAGATTAAAAACGGATACAGTGTTTTAGGCGAAGTCGATCATCCAGATGATTTGAAAGTTAATTTGGACCGTGTTAGTCACATGATCACAGATATGTGGATGGACGGTCCAAATGGTTACGGTAAATTTAAAATTTTACCAACACCAATGGGAAATTTAGTACGCACTATGCTAGAGTCTGGCGTTAAGCTAGGTGTATCTAGTAGAGGTAGCGGAAACGTTGACGACAGAAACGGTGAAGTCAGCGATTTTGAGATAATAACAGTTGATGTTGTTGCACAACCAAGTGCTCCAGGAGCATATCCTACAGCCATTTATGAACATTTTATGAATTCTAAAGGTGGTTATAGGGCTATACAAATAGCGCATGAGGTTAAAGAGGATCCAAAGGCCCAAAAATATCTTAAGGAAAATATCCTTAACATTATTCAAGGTCTAAAATAAGCCCGAGGAGAAAAAGAGATGTTGGACGCATTTAAAAAACTTTTCGAGAGCGGAATGATTTCCGAGGAGATCAAAGCCGATATCGAAAATGCTTGGAATACAAAACTCCAAGAAACTCGCGACCAACTTACTGCTGAATTAAGAGAAGAATTCGCACAGCGATACGAACATGATCGTGGTGTTATGATCGAATCTCTTGATAAAATGGTAAGTGATAAAATGGAAGCAGAAATTGTTGAATTTGTGGAAGATCGTAAAGGTCTAGCGGAAGCAAAAGCACAATACGAAGCAAAAATGACTAAAGATACTGAACTACTTGAGTCATTTATTCTACAAAATTTAGCAAAAGAATTAGGTGAGTTTCAAAAGGATAGACAAAAAGTTGCAGAAAACTTTGCAAAGTTAGAAGCATTTGTTGTCGAAGCATTAGCCCAAGAAATTACTGAATTTACAGAAGATAAGAAAGATCTTGCAGAAACTAAAGTTCGTTTGGTACAAGAAGCAAAAAATAAATTTGCTGAAATTAAACAAACGTTCATTAAAAAGAGTGCTGCTATTGTTGAAAACGTTGTTAGCAAAAAACTTAACAGTGAAATTGTACAACTACGTGAAGACATTGACAGTGCTAGACAAAATGACTTTGGACGCAAGATTTATGAAGCATTCAGTTCAGAATTTATGACTAGTTACGTTAATGAAAAGTCAGCTACTTCCAGACTTTTGAAAATCATTGACAAAAAAGAACTAGAACTTAAAGAAGCAAAAACTGCATTAGATCAAAAGCAGAAAGTTGTCGAGAGCAAAGAGCGTGAAGCTCGTATTGCTCAAGATTTAATGGAACGCAAAGAAATGATGCAAGAATTACTAGCTCCGCTCAGTGGTGATAAAAGAGCCGTTATGAATCAACTTTTAGAAAGTGTAAAAACTGAAAAGTTATCATTGGCCTTTGACAAATATCTGCCAGCGGTGATGGAAGGCAAGGCACAAACTAAGGCACCTAAACAGGCACTAAATGAAAGTAAAGAAGTTACAGGCGACAAGCCTAGCAAACCAATCACTGCCGAGGCCGGTATTGATAATTTAATTGACATCCGCAAACTAGCGGGTCTTAAGATTTAAGGAGATGACAAGATGTCCGTATTGCTAAACGAAAAATGGCAAGAAACCAAAGAGGCCCTGCTAGAAGGGTTACAAGGTCACAAGCGTAGCGTCATGGGCGTTACACTTGAGAACACTCGCAAGTATCTTGCAGAAAGTGCAACAGCTGGTTCTACCAGTGCAGGTAACGTTGCAACCCTAAACCGTGTGATCCTTCCAGTGATCAGACGTGTTATGCCGACTGTTATTGCTAACGAAATCGTTGGTGTACAGCCAATGACTGGTCCAGTTGGTCAAATCCATACACTACGTGTCCGCTATGCTGACAGTGGTGATGGTGTTACAGCTGG